AAAGAGTTGGATTGATGTTTATGTCCTTAACAAGCTTGGCAGTGTTCAGGACGGAAAGCCGGTGTATCCTATGTTTGCGCCTGACGTTCACGTTGCCAAAGAAGAACTGCCTGTTGCTGCTGGGCTTCCGGTCTATGTGGGTGTGGACTTTGGTCTGACGCCTGCTGCTACGATTGGTCAAAAGGTGCGTGGTCGGTGGCTTATTCAGTCTGAGATCGTGGCAATTGACATGGGCATTGTTAGGTTTGCCGAGGTTCTTCGCAATGAGTTGGCATCCCGTTTTTCTGCCTGCTCTGAGGTTCATATCTTTGGTGATCCGGCTGGTGACTTTCGCGCACAAACTGATGAATCGACACCCTTCCAAATACTGAGGGGCGCAGGCTTGCGGGCCTTCCCAACGCATACCAACTCAGTAGACCTTCGGCTTGAAGCTGTTTCTTCTCAGCTTATGAAGATGGTTGAGGGCAAGTCAGCGTTCCTTGTGGACCGGCGTTGCTCTACGCTGATCAAGGGCTTTGAGGGAGCTTATGCTTACAAGCGACTTGAAGTGAGCGGGGAGCGGTATGCAGACAAGCCTGACAAGGGTATGTTTAGCCACGTTCATGATTCCCTACAGTATCTTCTTCTTGGCGCTGGCGAGGGCCGTGCCTTGATGAATAATCAGAAACCAGCCAAACCTGTTGTTGCGCAAAGAAATTTTGATGTCTTTGCAAAAGGAAAGCCAAAGGCTAGAAGGCAAGGGCTGTGGGCGCGTATGTAGTGCGGAAGATGCTTCTGCTTTTTGTGCATTGAGCGCCTACCCTGTTCTGGCGTAGGGCGAAAAAAAGGAGTCATGCCATGTGCTTTGGACCTAGCGCCGCTGAGAAACAAGCTGCCCAAGAACAACAGGAAGCCGCAGCGGAACGGAAACGACTTGAGATTGAAGAACGGTCCCGTCAAAAGCGGGAAGATATTACCGAAGCAGTCGAAGCCAGAGTCCCCTCCTCCCGTCGAGGCAGTGGCACTGGTCGGCGTTCTTTGTTTTCTTCTTCCACTGGCGGCAGCGGCTTTATTGGTAGGTTTTACTAATGAATGATCCTATCGCGCAAAAGTACTTGGGTAAGTACAACCGAGCCAAGGCACTTCGAGAAAACTGGGTTCCGTTGTTTGAGGAGTGTTATGAGTATGCGATTCCTCAACGTGAATCGTTTTACTATGAAGAAGCCGGTCAGCGTCGGGATGATAAAATCTTTGATGAGACTGCGGTGGTGGGTGTGCAGGAGTTTGCCAGCCGCCTTCAGGCTGGGCTTGTTCCTAACTTTGCGCGTTGGGCTGACTTCATTTCTGGCAGCGAGGTTCCACCTCAGCAGCGTGACTCGGTAGACAATGAGCTTGATGAAGTTACTGAGTATGTGTTTGAGGTAATTCAGAACTCAAACTTCAGTCAAGAAGTCCATGAATCATTCATTGATCTTGCTGTTGGGACTGGTGTTCTTTGCGTAGAAGAAGGCGATTCAATCAACCCGGTGAACTTCAGTGCAATCCCATTGCCGCATGTGGTGTTGGATACTGGACCGGATGATCGCATTGATCATATTTTCCGCAAGCGGGCAAACATACAGATTGATCAGCTTGAGCTAATGTATCCGCGTGGAAACTTTGCTCCAGAAGTTATGTCACTGCGCAACGGCGACAACAAAACAGATGTGCTTGAAGTGGTTTGTCGTAACTATGAGCGCCCGAATGAGGAAGCATACTATCATTATGCAATCTGCATGAGGACGCAGACGCTGCTTCACTCAAAGGAAATGTCTGGTGTTGGCGCTAACCCCTTCATTTGTTTCCGCTGGGCTAAGTGCGCTGGTGAAATCTATGGACGCGGCCCACTTATCAATGCGCTGGCTGCAATCAAAACAACCAACCTGACTGTTGAGTTGATCCTTGAAAATGCGCAGATGTCTATCTCTGGCATCTATCAGATTGAAGATGATGGTGTGATTAATCCAGACACCATTCAGTTGGTGCCGGGGACAATCATTCCAAAGGCAATGGGTAGCGCGGGTCTTCAGCCAATCAATGCGGCGGGTCGTTTTGATGTGGCGCAGCTTGTGCTGAATGATATGCGGCTAAATATCAAGCGGGCGCTTTACAACGAAATGCTTGGCGATCCAAACAAAACGCCTGCTACAGCAACCGAGATTGCTGAACGTATGGCTGACTTGTCGCGCCGTATTGGTTCTGCGTTTGGTCGGCTTCAAGCAGAGCTAGTGCAGCCTGTTCTTCAGCGGGTGGTCTACATTCTTAAGAAGCAGGGACGCATTGAATTGCCAACAATCAATGGCCGTGAGGTCAAGGTTCGTTCTGTTTCTCCGCTTGCTCAAGCTCAAGCCAATCAGGATATATCTTCGATTGCGCGGTTCCTTGAGTTGGTTGGTGGTGCCTTTGGTCCTCAAATGTTGCAGGTTCTAATCGACAGCGATCAGACTGCTGTTCACCTTGCTAAGAAGTTTGGTGTTCCTGATAGCTTGATTCGTGATGAGGAACAGCGTAAGGAAATAGCTGCAATAGCGCAGCAACTTGCGCAGCAACAGCAAGGACAGATGGTTGCCCCAGAGGGTTAACATTGGCATTGATGGGATTCAGCGAACAGCAAAGCTGGACTCAATAATTAGCATGAACGTTGCAGAAGTTTTTTCTACCCCAACCGGGGCAGAGGTTCTTCGCTATCTTCGGTCAATTACCATTGAAATGGTCAATGGACCTAACGTTACCACGGAAGAGCTAAGGCATTTGGAGGGTCAGCGGTACGTTGTTGGCCTTCTTGAGCAGCGTATTGCCCACGGTCATAAGGAAAAGAACAAATGAGTGAAAGCTTGATTGCCGGTGAGTCAACCGAAGCTGAAACCCCCGCGACCCCTGAGGCAGAAGCCGCACCTGCCACGGAAACCCAAGAGCTTCTTCTTGGGAAGTACAAGTCAGTTGATGACTTGGCAGAAGCGTACAAGTCGCTTGAATCCAAGATCGGTGCCAAAGAAGACGACTTCCGCAACAAGATCATGGAAGAACTTCAGGAAGAAGCCTACAAAGATCGGCCTGAATCTGCGGGCGATTACAAACTTCCTGAGATCATTGATGATGAATCTTCGGTAGATAATAACCTGCTGAAGTGGTGGTCAGAACATGCCTATGAGAACGGCTATTCTCAGGAAGAGTTTGAGCAGGGCATTCAGATGTACGCTGAAGCTGTCATGGGTTCTGAGCCTGATCTTGAGGCAGAAGCTAAAATGCTGGGCGATAATGCCAATACGCGCATTGAAGCGGCGTCTGCATTTGCCAGTAAGTTTTTCCCTGAGTCTGCGCTGCCAGCTATTGAGCGTATGTGTGAAAGCCATGAGGGCATCATTGCGCTTGAGCATATTATGTCGGCGATGAAAGACGGTTCTTTCTCTGGTGAGACTCAACGGGCTGAAGCTGTAAGCGAAGAAAAGCTTCGGGAAATGATGCAGGATGAGCGTTATCATAATCCTGTGAAACGCGATCCTCACTTCATCAAGCAGGTTGAAGAAGGGTTCCGTAAAATTTATGGCTAAGCCCATTCTTGAGAAGCGCGGTCTTCAGCTTGTGCGGTTTGAGGAAAAGCACTTAATGCCTTTTCTTTATGACATGAGTCCTGAATCTAAGCGAGAGCTTCGGGTTGCTTATGAAATCGAACCTTTCGATGCCCTTTCGATGGCTCAGGACTATGAAAAAGTTTTTGCGGTAATCCGTGATGGAAAGCCATTAGCTGTGACTGGTCTTGATAAAGGCTTTATGTGGGCACTTTTTAGCAAGGGTCTTCGCCGCAACTGGTATCGCTTTGTTAAAGCTTCGCCTGCTTTGATTGAATACTATCATGGCTTTAATAAAGAGTTGACCTGTGACATCTGGGCAAGAAATGGAATGATTGCTCAGTGGCTTGCTCACCTTGGCTTTGAGCCGATTGCTCATGTTGATTCAGAAAACGGAAATGAGTTTATACGTTTTGTGCGTTGCCATCGTGAAACTGCTAGTGTTTTGACTTTCCCATCACGGCCCGTGATTCACTGAGAGGCCCGAAAGGACACCCTTGCAGAAGTGACAGACCGGATACCCGTCGAAAGAAACTTCCTATGAGGACTGCAAAATGGCTAATACAATTGATCAAGCCTTCATCAAGCAGTTTGAAACCGAAGTTCACATGGCGTATCAGCGTATGGGTTCCAAGTTTCGGAACACTGTGCGTACTACGAATGTGACGGGTTCGACTGCTCGCTTCCAAAAAATTGGAGCCGGTGCAGCA